TGAACCCGCTTGCCCAAGCCCAGCTTGGCCAAGTGCAGCGCCATAGCGGCTGGGTACTCAGTCCCATGCTCCGCTAGCCGGCAATTGCTAGCCATCTCCGCCACAGTTTGACCAAGCCAGGCAAGGTTCACAGGAGAGACGTGAGGGATGGCTTTCAACCCGCCCTTCATGAAGGCGAGTGCAGCTCGAGTGGCCATGTCGTCATGGTTTGATGCCACGACATGAATGTGCATCTTCGGGTAGCGGTCACGGATACCCTCGAGATACATGGCGGCTTCGTTGATCTCATCCGCGATGGAATCCTTCTGAGCCAGGCGGTTCGAAAGCCAGGTCATTGGGTTCTTCTCATGATGCGGATTGCAGCTGTACGCATCGAGCAGATCATGTTCGATCCAGTTCTGGCACCGAATGGTGTCCAGGAAGCCACCCTCACGAAAACGTGCATCATGGACCATGGGCGAGATGAAGCGCACATGAGTGTCGCCTCCAATGCCTGCCAGACACGGCGGGGCTTTCTGATAGCCACCGACGTAGTAGGCATCATCCAGGTCCAGGATGCGTCGAGTCTCTTCCTTGTAATAGAGCTGGCGAAGCCAGAAGCGACGACCGTCGTCATCCAGTTCGACCAGCAGCGCAGCAAGCACGTGATGGAACTCGGCAGTCTTGCCAGCTCGGCTTGCTGTGTAGTTTGGAACGGTGCACGCACCGGTTGTGGTGATCGTCTTGGCCATCTTGTTCTGCGGCGTAGCGACAGAACGCAGGCGCATCTTGGTGTGCCCGAAGATGCCAGAGAAGTCACCAGATACTCCATCCATGCCGGCAAGAGGATCCACGGCAGTTGGCTGGAGCTTGTAGTCAGCCATCACAACCAGGTTCCTGTTCAACGTGAAACGCTGGTTCCACAGGAACGGAGTGACGGCAGGAGCCCACCATTCGAGGTTGCGCTGGCTTCCTGAGAACACCGAAGTCGGGTTCTTGTAGCGCATCGGGATGACCAATATCTCGGCATCCAGGTGCTTGGCAGCTGTCAGGAGGCAGCCCCAGAAGTCCTCATGAACGGGTGTACCGTTCTGTGCGGACGTAATGATGAATCGTCTACACTTTGGATTCAGATCCCTCGTCAATACCGTCTGCACATCCTGCAGAACATAGGCTGGATTGAACTCACGATCCAGGTCATCCAAAGTGAGGATTGTCATAGTCCGAGTCTCTCTCTGACTTTGCGGGCGAATGCTTCAGTCCCACACCAGAGAGTCTTGGGTTTTCCGTGTTCACGGACCACGACTTGATGTGCCTCGAACTCCTCACCGAATTGGATGAGCTGCATGGTGGTGACGTTTGCTGCACGTTGGAAGTTGAGTGCAGTCATTGCATTGTCACCAAGCTTTTCCAGTGCAGCACGAATGCGCGTAGGTACGATCACATTCATGTTGTACTGCTTGTCCAGGTCTTCCATGGACAGTGCTGCTGTTGCAGGCTTTGCAGTTTTCTTGGGAGAAGCCATAGATCCTCAGAGTTGTTTCTCGAAGTAGTGCACGCCATCTCCGTAACCGAGCCAACCTCGAGGTTCATTCACAAGCCTGAAACCACAGCGAAGAAGGTTGATCATGCTGGGATAGTTTTTCAGGAGAGTGTAGGTGATGGCATAGATTGCGCCCTGCCGTTTGGCCCATCGAAGTCGATGATTGATGAGCCTGCGTTGCAGTCCTTTGGTCTCATGGCCCGGGATGATAATCGCATAGCTGAGATAAACATAGCCTTTTTCAGGCCGAAAAACAGCAGAGGTGAGTCCAATGGGCTGCTCTCCATCGTACAAAGCCCAATAGGTGTGGTCGTCTCCAGGCCAAGTGTCCTTCTTGCTGTGGTACACCTGGAACTCATCATAGAGTTCTCGGGCATCTTCAAGATCATCCAATTGTTGGATTCGCACCTTAACGCCCTCCGTCTGGAGGAGCTACTGTACGAACACTCCTATGATCTTGGGAATTAAGGAAAGGCCCCTTTCGGGGCCATTCCACTGATCGCACCGGGTAGGAGTTAAGGCCCAGTCATCAGCTCTACGTGTTGCATTTTGGGGCAGGGTACACGACGTAGTTGTACAAACGCCTGTTTCAGGCTTTCCTGCCGAGGTGATGAGCCTCGGTTACTTGCGTCTCGGGGACTTCCAGTGATGCGTGATTGCAACACGCACCACGGTTGTCAGTACTGCAATGACCACGGATCTCCCGAGAACGGCCCACATTAAGCACCACCGCCAAATAGCGGTGCAGTGGGGATCTCGGGACGCGGCGCTTCAGGTACCTCTTCTGAAGCTTCGGTAGGCAGGTTGTCGGGATCGACCAGGGGCTTCAGGATCTCAACCGGCTTCTCCGGCTTTGATTCGATGACAACTGAAGTCTTTGCCGGCTTGGTCAGTTCTGCCTCAGCCAGCTCCACTTCCGCAAAGACCGTGTACGGAACACGGGTGTAGCGGAAATCTACCTGCAGGATGTCGGATTGAACGCCGACACCCCGCAAGTAGGTGATCACGGCCTTGGACAGAGTTGCTTCGTCCAGGGTGATCTTCATGGATTAGCCTCCGCCGAACAGCGAGGTCTTCCCAGCCGCACCAGAGGCCGCAGGAGGAGCGTTCGGAGCCGGGGCCACCGGTCCCTTCGCCGTCTTGTCGATGACCTTGCCGGTCATCTCCTTCTCCCACAGACCCATGAATTCAGCCGGAGCCTGAGCGTTGTACTCAGATGCCGTCTGACCGGTCTGGACGTGGAACACACGAGTGATCGTGTTGAACTCGCGGATCTCAGCCGTGGGCACGTAGGCACCCGTCTGGTCCTTGGCGTTCTTGTTCTCACGATGGAACTCGATACCCAGCTTCACCGGCTGGCCAACCAGCTCGACAGCGACCTCGACCTCGGTCGGGACTTCCTTCTTCTGGTCGAAGTTGTAGATCTTCACCAGCTTCTTCTCGAACTCGAGCTGGGGAATCTCCTTGCCAGCTGTCAGCTTGGCGAGGGCGTTGATGAGCGAATACCCAGGCAGCGGGAACTTTTTCCCGTCCTTGGTATAGGTAACGCCACCAGCACGGTTCGTGACATAGATCGTGTCACGCACCTTCTTGCCGCCGATGTCGACGACCAGATTGAATGCCGAAGCGCCACCCTGCGACTTGGTGATGTACACCACGTCGAGAGTGCCGTCGTATAGGCCCGTGGGGAGAAGGGTGCGTCCACCAAGGACATCCTTTTCCTTTTCCGAACCCTGCAGCTCGGTCGCTGCATTGCTGAAGAGATTTGCCATGAGTTGCCTCGTTACTTGTAGTAGTCAGCCAAACGATCCAGGACATATTGGATGTTGTTGTCGATGTAAGTCTCGTCTTTGGTCCACATGTCCTGAGGAGAGCGGATCTTTTCGCCCGCGCTTTCTTTCGTCATGCGTGTCTGAAAGACATACTTGACGCCACGCTCCGTATCTTCCTCGCTTACATTGAGCATGGGGTTTTTGTATGGCGTAACAAGCCTCAAGGGCACTTGCTTCGCCATCACCACGGTCGTGAAGAAGCTCTCCACACCAAGGTTCTTGAGTGCGCCCTTCACAGGGACAGCCGTCACCTTCATCATCGCTTCCTCGTCCAGAATGGTGTACGAGTGTGCGAGGAAGATGTACTGCTTCTCACTGTTGGCGACATGCACTTGCATGAGTTCCTGGAAGTACGTGAAGTAGTCACCCCATGCCTTCTGCGTGTTCGCTGCCTTCTTGATGATGTTCGTCTCGTACATCGTCATCAGGAAGTCGAGAGTGTCGATCACGACAGTGTGGACACTTGGTGTCTTGTCGGCATACTGGATGCCTTCATAGACCTGATAGGGGTCGGTGATATTGTAGCACTGCAATTTCCCTGGTTTGAAGGGCAATCGCTTGTTCTCGCAGTTGAGGTAAATCACGCCTTCGGGGTTGCGCAAATGCGACAACGACAGGGACTTGCCCGAAGCGGACAAGCCTTCGATCAGGATGAGTTGTTCAGACATTACTGTTCTCGGGCCTTGCGAGCCATGGTTGTGAAGACAGTTCGACGAAGCTCGTCGAGTGTCAGGGGAGAAGGAAGCTTGTTATTGAATTCACGGACAATAGCTTCTGCTTCCACATACGGCTTGCCCTTGGACATGAGCATCGTGCCGTAGCGGAAGAGCAGGTTGTTCCGTCCACCACCTTCAGCGATCTGGTTGGCAAACCAACGCTCCACGGCTGGGAGGTTGGTCAGATTCTCCATGCTCTGCATGTAGGTGATGTTGCGACCAGTCCTCGGAATGAAGGGCAGGACATCGAGCAGCTCTCCGTCATTGACGTACTGAGTGCCGTCGAAGCTTTCCCACTTCCTCGAGCGTTGCCAGGTGGCTTCATCCATCTCGAAGGGAACCCACTTCGAGAGATTGACCATGAACTGGTTGTAGTCCTTTGCATCCAGCCTGAGTTCATGACTCATGGGCAGGATGACTCGGAACCGATGGTTCGTTTCTTCGTCATGGCGCTTGGTCGTGTAGATGCGATAGGCATACGGCGACAGAAGTTCGATGGCTTCAGGCAGCTGCATTCCCTTGTCGACATCCAGGACAATGAGCGAGAACCCAGGCTTGCAGTTCTCTTCAGTCCTGTGGCCCTCACCGTTGTCACCTGCATAGAGGTGATGGTTGATCCAGTGTAAGCCAGTCGTACCGGTGAGCTTGCCCAGATCAGCCCAGGGCGCAAACTCGTTGCGGTAGTTATACGCAACATGCGTAGACCAGGCGATCGGAAGCTTCTCGAGATTGGTAGGCTTCAGAGTTTCGCCACGGAAGAAGTCGATCCCATCGACAACGGTCTTGCGGATGATGATGTTGTTGCGATAGCCCCAGGCCGAAGCCATCTGCAGCATCTCGCTTCTGGCAGTGCCACCGCCCTTATAGAACGGCAGCTCATCCATAAGGTCTGCGTGAGTCATCTCAGACGGGCACTGTGCCAGGAACTTGGCCAGACGCATGTAAGCACGTTCACGCTGGAAGAGCCGGGCAAAGGCTGCACCGCTCTCCTCAACCAGCGTCATGGCCTGATGGATGTGTTCACGCTCAACGCGATTGGACAAGTCCAATGCTGCGTAAACGCCAGCCAACTTCAGACACTTGAAGTAACGGTGATTGAGTTCAGTCTTCGCCAGTTCTTCGTGATCCCCCATCTCCGAAGCTCGCTGCTCACACCAGAGGCGATAGCGCAGCAGTTCGATGCTGGTGCTTCGAGGGACGTTGATCACGCTATTGGCATACTCTGCAGCGCACAGCTCGTCCAACCGCTCTTTCCATGGATTTAGCGTGTTGTCGTTGGCCGTCGTAACCATGAGGTCGAACAGCTCTTCTGGGGAGCGATTGTCATCAGGCTTCGTGGGATGTCCCCAGGCGAACAGACAGCGACGAGCATAGCCAGCTTCCAGGAACTGGAAGAAATTGTCTTCAGTTGCTGAGCCGTCAAGCAGCTTGCTAGGAGTACCAAACAGAAGGAGGTTCGCTGGGCTGGATCCATTGAGCATGGTTCCACGGTTCTGTTCACTGGTATTCTTGATGAGCTTGTCTTTCGCGTAGCCAAGGTCATACAGCTCCAGGAAGAGATTGAGGAGTTCAGTCGACTGAATCAGGTTGGATCCGATTTCATCGACCTGAAGGTTGATGGCTCCGCAGCCCATCATCAGGATCTTCTGCCGCAGCTGCTTGGTAGCCGGCACCGTGCCGCTGTCGAAGCTGAACAGGTAGTCACCAGACCGAGCATGTTCATCTCGCAGCTGGTCTTTGATGACACCCAGATCGTCCTGCGAAGACAGAGCCTTCTTGGTTGCCAGTTCGTGGATGGTTTCCTCGGCAACCAACGGCATGATCTCGTCTACGAACTTCTCAGCAAATGTACCGAGCAAGTTGTACTCGAGCGTGTTTACCGAATAGCCCTTGCCAGCTCCTGAGGGAGCCAAGGCAATGACGTAGGTGTTGACCGGGATGATTCCCCTGTCCTGTGTACGAAGAGCGATACGGAGGCTGCTAACGCACTTGGTGAGGAAATAGACCGTCATCACTCGGAAGAATGGTGCATCCGTGTTCTGGGTCTTCGTACAGAGGAACTGCGAGATCTCCTCAAGAGCAGGATGATGCTTGTTTACGTATTCCATGTGGCTCGCTGCTGACAGATGGATGATGCGGAACAGTAGTCGCAGGCTCGAGGCTCACCCTTACGAGTGTCAATTCGTCCTGCGCCTTCCTGAGTTCCTTGAAACGCTACAGCCTCGGCAAGTGTGTCAAAAACACGAGTTGCTCGAGCACCAGGAGTAGCGTGGGGGTTCTTATAGTATGCGAAGCGATCGGGATCGCGCCACAACTCTTCATCGGTACAGAAGGGCAAGTCTTCGTCATTCACCGACATCAAACCCTTCAACTCGTTGATGCGATTTTCAAGCCGAGCTTTACATTGCTCAGGCGTCCCCACTGGCACAAGCATCGTTGGGCAGGGAGTCTGCGGATATTTTGGATCCTTGGCTCGGCTCTTGCTCCAGTCCTTCAAGATGAACTGAATAGTCGCCACGTTGTCTTGTACGTAATCTCGAGCCAGGTAGCGATATGTGGTCAGCTGCCACATGTAGTCCTCCGGCGTTTTCTTCTGGTAGAGAAACACCGAGGTGCTTTTGTAATCGAAGAGCCTGCCGTTGAGGATCATGTCAGGAGCGCCTGAGAGCGTCATTCCCATGAACGGCTCGTCATAGCGTCGCTGAATGTACACCGGAGTCTTTCCAGGCGTAGGCAGTACTGGATTCACTTCCATCTCGAAGAGTGGATTGAAACCAGCGAGCTTGATGTATTCTTGCAGACGCTCGCTCTTCCAGGCCGCATCAATCGCATCGTTGATGGCGTTGCCCAGGCGTGCAGCCAACAGCTGAGACAGGTCGATGTCCTGAGTGACACGACGGCTAAGCACGACCTGACGATTGCTGCGAGCAAGCTCGCTACCGCTGATGTACGAAGGATCGCGGTCGTACATCTCGCGTGCCAGCCAGATTGCGACTGACAACGGGATGTTGCGTTCGTTTGTGTAGGCCATATGGCTCACTTCTTGATACGGTTGAGGATGTCCCCGATCTGACCGTACGAAGCATAGTTCGGGATCTTCAGTTCTGAAGACCAGTCAGGATCATAGACAATGAGTTCGCCACCCAGCTTCAGCGTGGGATGCTCGAGTTCTGGCAAGTCCTGCCATTCCATTTCAGGAATGAGATTGTCGTTCACCCACTTGACGAGTTGGACGCTACGCCTCACCCAGTAGTATTGGGCGTCATGAATTTGTGCAGCCGGCTTGATGTCATTCCAGAGTTTGGCTTTGATCACTCGGTCCATGAACGCATGAGCCGCTCTCGAGTTGAGGAGTCCATAGGACTGTCCAAAGGCATTTCCAGCTGATCGCTCTTCGGCGGCTGCTTCGGAGGGTCTTGCGTGGCCTCGTACGGACGCTGCAAGTACAGGTGTAAATAGTCGGAGACCGAAAGCGAGGGTGGTATATCCGTCTCGAGCGGCTTGAGCAAGTTTAGCTGCATTCCACTCATCCGAGACCTTGTAGAGCGCATGGTAGTTCTCTTCGATCTTGCGAGCTTCCTCTTCTGAGAAGCCGCAGTTGGTCATCAGTGTCAAGTAGGTACCAAAGTAGGTCAACGCAAATGTTGGTGCCTTACTGAGCTTGCGCAGCTTTGGATACTTCTCGGCAATCGAGTTGATGCTCTCTACGGTGTCTTCGATGTCTGGCATCAGGTCATGAAAATAGCCAAAGGCTCGAAGACTATGGCCATCGTAGCCATCGCTGTAGACCTTCAGCTTGTTCGGATCACGAGTGAGCAGTGCACTGATCTTGTCTTCAAGTGAGGCGAAGTCAGCGCCAACGAAGAGCCAACCCTTGGGGGCTTTCACCATCTGCTTGATGTACTTGGCGAACTCGTTCCCGCCTGATGGTACATTCTGTTGGTTCGGACTGTCGCTGCTGAGTCGACCGCTCTGGGTTCCGCCAATGTTGTAGAACCCATAGAGACAGTGGTATCCGTCCACTGCTGGAGCGTTCACGAAGTGAGGTACGAAGCTGTTGAGCAGCTTGTCGACCTGAGCCAGCTCGATCAGCCATTCCAAGAACTCCTTAGCTTCAGCGTTGTGATGGCGAAGGGCTTTCAGTGTGTCGCCATCCGTAGACGGCTGCTTAGTTTTGGTGAGACTGAGCACTGGCAGCGCCAGGACTTCATAGAGCAAGCTCTGCAGCTGAAGCGGACTGTTCGGATTGAATTCTTCCGTGCATTCAGCAGGGGTGACACGCTTCTTTTTCAGCTTGAGATTGCGCTTCTCAGCCCATCTCTCGCGGTGAAGCTCCATGTACTGAGCTACGAACTCATGACCTTGGATGAGCTTCAGCAGTTCAGCGTGTCGATCGGATAGGATCTTGGCATTCTTCTCAGCTACTTCCGCATCAATGGGCAGTCCGCAGAGCTGCATCCATACAATCTCGCGGAGATAGCTGTTGAGCCGCTGGTAGACGTGCTCGAGGCTGCCAAGCTCTTTCCAGTGCTTGTCCCAGAGCCAGAGCGTCGCAGCACAGTCCTTGCCGTTGTACTCGATCACATCGTCAAGGGGTGCAAGCCACGGTTCATCAATACCGTAGTCTCCGTACTCCACCTGTGTTTGTGGCTTGAGACCCAGCTCATTGCCGGCACAGGTGTTGGTGACTACGTAGCTCAGGATCATGCTGCAGTCGGTCTTGGCTTGTAGCACTCGAAGCCCTTCGTAGATACCGTTGGTATCCGAGAGCTTCTTCATCCAGATCTTGTGGATCAGCTGGGTAAGGTCAAACGCACCCTTGTGCATGGTGAGTCGACCAGGATATTTCTCGAAAAACTGCTTCAGAGCTGGAGCTGCATCTGCCCACTCGAAGACGACAGCTTCACTGTCTGACAGTCCGAATCCAATGGTTCGTATTGCACTCTCGTAGTGCTTGAGTCCGGTTGTTTCGATGTCAACTGAGATGCGAGGCAGAGCCATCAGCTTCTCTTCCCAGTCGTCCCAGGACTTGCCGACGTACACCCTCACTTCGTGAGTCGAGCCTGGCTCTACATACCGCCCCTCAAGATGAGCTTGAAGAGCTTCCAGGGTGATGCGAGCTTCGTTACGAACTCGCTCATCCAGGTTGATTTCCTTGAAGGGAGGCACGTAGCAGACATGATAATTCCCGAACTTGGATTTGAAGACGTAGCCGGTGGTATTCACTACTCGAGTGCGGCCTGTCATCTTCTTGAAGAGTGGCCCATCCTGGATGGCCAGATGCGTCACCTCACCATTGCCGATGACCAGTTCATTGAACCAGTCATCCGGTATCTTGCCGATAGGCAATGAGATCTTCTGGCCGACCAGTGCTGGGCAGCTTCGAGGACAGATGTATGCGATTGACATCAGTTGACGGCGGCGTTACTGGGAGGTGTCATCGACAACAGGGACGCTGCGATCTGACGCATCTGCTTCGAGTTGATCTCTGAAGCCATCAGCATGAAGTCATCCTGCAGCGGGATCACGATGAGCACGCTGCTGACTTGATGCTTCGTCATGAGTGCAATCAGGTCATCGGCCAAGGTTTTCATGTGATCCATGGTAGTTCCTTACGAGACGAGATAGAGCGTTCGACGTGCTCGAGAACAAGCAACGTAGAGCAATCTTCGTCGTTCGTTGGGATTTTTACAGGCAAAAAGCGAACTCATATCGACGAACACGATATCGAATGTGCTGCCCTGAGCTTTGTGAATGGTCAGTGCCTCAGCGTGTCTGAGGTCGATGTACGTCTCCTTTAGGTAGAAGTACTTCTGCCAATCCTTAGCAGCCTGAGCTGCAGCGATATCGGCTTGCAGCCTTGAGTTGTCCTTATAGGTGATGAATTCACCTAAGTCGGTATGAGCCACGATGAGATGTGGTGATCCTTCAACAGGACTGATTCGCTGGATCTCCACCATGGAGTCTGTGGGGATCCATTCGACTTGCCCTGGAGAGGGGCAAAACCGAAAGGCTGAGTTCACGATGACGTGATCGCCTGCCATCAGAGCAGCAGGCTTCTTGGCTGCCTGACGGATCACCTTGATGGCTGAGGCGGTACGAGCGTTCGTGTAGGAGAGCAGGATACAACTGTGCCATTGCTCATCCTGTACGAGCCGTGTGACGGTCTCATGGGCCTGCGGCCCGGTGATCCGCTGAATGGCTGGTGGATTACCAGAGATGGTGATGTTGGTTCCACTGAACACCGCAGCTCGCAGGGCTGTAGATAGCTCTGTGATAGCTGGAGTGTCCAGACTACGCATCACCTGGAACAATCCAGCTGTCGGGATGTTCAGCTTGAAGACGGAGAAATTACCGCTTGAGACAGGTGGAAGCTGAGCATCATCCCCAACCCAGATGATCTTGGACTCGGCACACATTTCCTTGGCAATAGCATAGAGCTGCTTGTCGACCATCGAGGCTTCGTCTACGACGATTACCTGGTTTCGGATGTAGGGAGCCTTGGGATCTCGAATGAGGGAGGTTTTGCCTGTGCTGAAGTCATTCTTCACCGTCAGGTGAAGCAGGCTATGGAGGGTCTGCGCATGTCCTGTGAGCTGGCGTAGAACGCTAGCTGCTTTGTTTGTTGTAGCGCAGTAGGTCGCCTCTTCTCCAAGAATGGAGTAGAGCATGTACGTCTTGCCAGTACCTGCTTGACCAGTCAGGCAAAACTCCTGCTGATCACTGTCGAGAAAAGCTCGCAGCTGGTCGGCTGCATTCATTTGGTCTTGATTGAGCATGGCGTAGGATCACGTAGACGATGACAGAAAGGATCACAGTGATCCCGATGATGGAGGCAACGAACACTTGAATCGGATCCATTACTGATCTCCTTCCATCATCCAGGCATCGAGCACGAAATCAGGGAACAGCTGTTCACCGCACTGGGCCTGATGGGCGTTGGCCATCTCACAAGCAAGCTGAAACTTACCAGCACGAGCCAGCTGCAGGATGTCAGCCTTGGCATTGATGGATCCAGCACCTCGAGCCATTCGAAGCTTGCACTTGCTGCGCTTGCCAGACAGGCGAGTGTTGCGAGTCTTGTGCTTGCCACGTCGATGGATGTTGGCAAACGAAATGCCGGGAGGCAGGCTGCGAAGTCCGACGCCCATAGCTGCCATGGCAGCAAAGGCTCTGGCAAGAAGAGTCATGATCAGTCCTTATGAAGTTTCTGAAGTTTGCGACGGAAACGCTCAACCAGTCGTTGGTTGCGTGTTTCGCTTACTTCAATGGGTGGAGCTGGGGGTGGTTCATCCCACTCGATGATGTCGTAACGCTTCACCTGTGGATTGTGCTTCCGTTCGTTGTGCTCGAAGTAGCTCGGAGCGGAAGTGAAGCGTACGGGTGGTTTACGTGGGCTTTCGACCGGCATTGAGCTGCTCCCGCTGTCGTTCCATCTGGAACGCTACGCCATCGTAGAACGCCTGACGCAGATGGTGCTTCACACCCTCGAGCTGCTTTTCTACGGCCTTGTCAGCCGCTTCACGAAGCTTGGTTTGAAATTCGTCGCTCATGTTAGCCTCCCGGCCATCCAGTGATACCTTTCACCAACAATAGACACCCTACAGCAAACACAACAGTCCAGAACCAGTCATGGATTGAACGCTGCTTGCTGCTCTTTTGTAAACGCTGTTCAGCGTTTTCCCAGAAGTGCCGATACTGCTCAGCTTCGATCTTGTGTTCAGCAGCCAGTTTCATGGCTTCCTTGGCTGAGCGTCGAGCCTTGTCAGCATCTTCAGTGAGTCGACGAATCTTCTCACGAAGAGCATGAAGTTCGGATTCGGTCATTTCGGTTTCCTCTCTGCGGCCAGACGTTTCATAACCTCTTCCGCAGCAATGAGGCTACCGATGTTGTTGCGGTTCGCGGACCACAACTCGATGAGCTGGTCGATGTCGAGGGTACGAACGTCAATTGGTGGGGTGTGATCAAGCCACGGTGAGACTTTTGACATGTCGATTCCTGCTGCTGGAGTTCGAGTTGCTGTTGGTGAAGCTCTTCTTCGTGAGCCAGTTCAGCAAGCATCAGGTCGAGATCATCGTCCTCATGCCATTCCATGAACCATTCACCCATGCGGCTCATGATACCCTCACTGTGTCAGGTTGTTGATCTGGTCGTACCAGAGTTTGTACGTCCTCGGAAACTGTGTGGACACAATCTTGGCCACTGCCAAGGCGAATTGCTGGATCTCATACTGTGCATTCGGAGCACAGCGTAACGTCATGAATGCTAACCAGTTTCTCAGGTTGGCTGACGCTCGCATCCGTGAGTAGTGATCTACTGGCATTTTCTTTCTGGCCAGTTCCTTGGGCACTCCTGCTGCCAGACCCTCTTGATAATGTGCTTCAAGTACTTGATTCAAGGTGAGGTCTGCAGCAACCCACTCCTGGATACGAAGTTCATCGACAGCAGCCACGTTGCTCGCCTGCTTGTTGGTTGTGGCTCTGTGGGCTCGAGCGATCACGTCGTCAATGTGACAGTGATAGTAGAGATCCGGCAGAGCCGTATAGCGAGCGGACATCTCGTTGTACGACTGTGTACGGTGGCGATGCCATTCACGGAACACGAACAGCGGAGCCTGCACCTCGATCACCATGCCAGCAAACTCGAACGGCGTGCTGTGCTGGTTGTTGTAGAGGTATGTGAGAAGCCGCATATCCTGATCCCAACTACGGAAGTTGCCCTGGGTAGACTGGCGAGCAGCTTCGATGATTCCTACTTCATAGTCGAAATCAAGAGACTCGAGACCACGACGACCAGTGCCCCAGGATTCAATAAGTTCCACATATCCGTGGTCGAGAATAGGAATGATCATGATCAGGTCCAGAGGATGTTCGTGGTACCGTTCTCTTCCGTCACAGTGAAGCCACGCTTGATGAGCGTGTCCTTGACGGTCTCCTCGAGTTCGCCCTGCAGCTGCAGATAAGAGTTGCCCTGGCGAGCACGCGAAACTACGCCCATAAGAATGGCGTTGAGACTGTTCGCTGCAGGACCACCCGGCTGCGTGAGCTGACGAGCATCCTTGGCAGTGATGCCGAGAACGATGGCCGAGAACGGCATGGCATGAAACATCTCGAACAGATAGAGCGAGGTCTCTTCACTACGCTCGAGTAGCATGTTCATGTCGGAAGCGATGGCCTGCACATCCTCATTGATGCCGAGCCACTTACGGAGAAGGTTCTTCATTAGTGATTACCTGGGTTGATGATGACTTCGACGAGCCCCGTCGATGGGGAATAGGTCTGGTTGTCGATGGACGCTCCAAGGAACGCGAAATCGAAGTAGGGATACTGCAGGTCATTCGGAACGAATGTTGGACCTGAGTAGGCGTACATACGAAATGCCTTGGGTGGAGACTGCAGTCTACCATAGCCCTGAGCCATGAGCTTCTCAGCCAACAGAGTGCTGTCACCGAAGATGCGTACCCACCACTTTTCGTCGGTGTTGACGATGCTTCGAGCAATCACTTGATTGCTGCCTGGAGCATACAGTGCAGCCAAGGCAAGCTTGTTTGCCGGATGGGCGTAACAGCTCACGATGTCAGTACCGGTCATGCACGAATCCACAGTGCTATCGGCATACACTTCCAGCCACTTGTCTGCAGAGGTGTAGAACTCCAGCCTGAAGTTGGTGAGATCGTGCACAAGCTGATCGAGCACCGCATTGTCGATGTAGTTCCTGAACAGGTTCAAGAATTTCTCGATGGGCAAGCTTCGATTGGGTAGCGAATGCAAACGGAAATTGTGCAGATCTGCCCAATACTCCATGTTGCCACGCTTGCACATGTCCACTCGAGCCAGTGTTGAAACCCGGATGGGCTCGGGAAGCACTGGACTGGATGCATCGTACATCGCGTTGTAGTGACGAAGCATTTGAGGACTCTCACGCCGCATCAGGCGTTGCACAGCTGCCTTCGAAGGAATGCGAGTGTGCTTCTTTTTGAATACCTTGCTCATTCGTACTTCTTGTAGATACGCTGGGCAAGCTTCAGTGCATCGTCACGAAGCTTGGGTGGAAGACACTCTACATAGTCGAACATGAAGTCCGCATACTGCAGAGGCCCGACATCCAGACTGGGAGCTGGAAGGATGTCACCGACCTTAGAGCCGAACAGGCTATAGCGAGAGCTGTAGCCATAGTCCAACGGATCCGGTCGAGGCGGAGTGAAGTCGAGCTTGGACCAGTCAGAGTCAATCAACCTGTCCTTCAATGTATTGATGTACAGGATGTTGAGAGTCTCTTTCTTGCTGTGCTCGTTCTCATACCCAACCGACAAATTGGTACAGTTGGGAACGAGATGAAAGAACTCGGCAGTGTCCGTGTAGATGCCGGTGTCGTCAAGCACATGGCCCATGCCAAGGATTTCTCCAAGACTGATGCCGAACTCATCACTGCAACCACGTCCCATGCCTTGATGGGTGATCACGGACTTGTAGCCCTTGCGATCCAAAGCAATGGCTGCCTGGACGCCTTTGAACAGGTCAGGGACGTTCTTGGCGCAGTAGCTCGAGCCAATGCCACCACGCTCTTCACCACGGAAGAAGGCGTAGATGCCTGGTATTCGAGCCTGGATCATGTGGAACATCAGCCAGTTGCCGGCAGCGTCATCTGCGCCAAGTGGCTGGTTGTCGGTCTTGCAGTAGAGTCCGTCCTTGAACACCACTTCTTGCTGGATGATGTTGGAGTTCATGTGCACCGTGTCTGTGTGGCTCGTGAACATGATGTCACTCTTGCCAACATACACGATGAAGGCCATCACTTCATTGGCTGGTCCCTGGATGATGGTAGGGCTGAGCGGCATGATGAACTTGCGGATGTATTCCTTTTCGCCCTCGGAGTTGTGAGCACGCCGATAGCTGAGCAAGCCACGGAGTTCAGGCGCTTGGTAGTTCATCAGTAGTCCTCATCTTCATCGTCATCGAAGCCACAGCCATCAGTACAGCTGATGTACTCTTCCTCCCCATCGGCATAGTTGAAGCCGACGCCTTCAGAGCCAATGACACCTTCCTTGGCTTTATTGTTGACCACGCTCACACAGCTCCAATTTCCATCGAGATAGGGGCCACGCAGCACCGGTTCACCGCAGTGCTCACACGGTGCCCACTCCACACGAACGGTTTCACCTTTTAGGGTGTCTTGGCTGTGTGTGTAACCAAGGGCTTTCAACGCAGCTGTGAAGTCATTGATGCGTTCAACATTGCTATTGGCGTAGATGCGCAGATAGGTCTTTCGTTTCTCGTTAACGATGGTACGAGCGACAATCCAATCATTACCCTGCATCATGTAGGCCAATCGCAGATTGTTCTTGGGATGAGCGTACTGACGAACGAATGGAGCCCCTTGCATACAGCTGCCGGGGCCTTCGTCATACACGTCATACCAGCCATCTGGATTGTCGTTTTCTACGAAGTGAACTTCTGGTAATACCTGGCCAAGTACGTGCTTGGACCATTGCATACGAAGTTCATGAGGAGCCTGTTTGAGCGTACGCTCGAGAAACATCTCAGGAGAAGTACGTGTGAGTCGACCAGCCATCAGGTTTGCAACGCTGGCATAGTAGGCAATTTTGCCAGGAACGTTGGCACTGGCATGGATCAGATAGACGTTGAAGACAGGCATCAACTCTTCTGTCCAGGTGAATCGCTTAAGAGCAGATTCACGTCGTGTGAGATAGCACTGGTACTGATCCGGCGTCATGTGTTCTTTGAGTTGGAACGACGGATTCAATGCTTCAACGGCTGGAAACATACAGCTCTCCTGAAAAATGGTGCTCCCTTGAGGATTCGAACCTCAGTCTTCGCCCGGAAAGAGCGATGTCCTCAGGTCAGATAACTGAACCTTAGCCTTTAGACGAAGGGAGCGAAAAAGTTCACCGACAGTAGGTTACTGTTCGGAAGAGGTTTTGATGTCGTGACAGTTGTTGCAGAGAATCTGCAGCCCACTGACAGGCACTAGGAGACGGCTCCAGGCTTCCTCGAGCGAGAGCCCGTCAATCTTTCCCCAAGGGGTAATGTGATCAACGGACACTTCCTTGCCCATGAACCAACCGGCACAGTGAGCACATTGGAACTCGTACTTTTGCCGTGGGTTACTGCCCTTGTAGTCTCGTCTGGCGAGCTTCAGGGCTTCGTAGCGGGGAGGCCATTTCTGCCAAGCCTTCCTCATAGCTGAGCGTATGAACGCTCTGTAGCGGGCTGCGCTCCAGGCTGGGTGGGAAGGACAAGATGTGGTGATCGGACGCTTGCGCCGAACGGTCTTTTTTCTCGAAGCCATTCACCAAGGCTAGCCAGGTCCGCTTGGAATGTCCACTCCCATCATGTCGCAATAGTGACGCTTGAAGTCGTCATCAGAGAGTTCAGCCATGTCGAGCTTAAGCTCGGCCAGGATGATGGGGTGAAGCCAACGATGTAGATCGTCGTACTCGTTTTCCCGCACCATGGTTTCAATCTGGTTGACTTTCTCACTAGCCATCTCAACCAGCATGTCATGACGTGTACTCATTAGCCAGTGCTCCCGAATCCACCGGTTCCTCGAGCTGTCTCTGGTAACGAGTCGACCTGGCACATCTGTGCCTGAGGCAACTCGACGATCATGGCCTGGGCCACTCGATTGCCAGACGACAGCAAACCGAAGCCATCGGAAACGAGACCGTCACCAGGGGTGAATTTCAAAAGGATCTCGCCACGGTAGTCACTGTCGATGACACCGATGCCGTTTCGAAGACGGAATCCGTTCTTGGAGCTGAGTCCGCTGCGCGGAAAGATCAGCATGACGTGGTTCTCAGGTACGGCGACAGACAGACCGGTATGCACCGTCCAGCCATTGCTGTCCTGGGTTACACCAGCAGAATAGAGATCGAAGCAGGCAGAGCCGTCTGTGGCCTTAGTAGGGACCATAGCAGCCTTGTTGAGAAGCTTCACGAGAACGTCTTGCATGGTAAACTGTCCTTGACTGGAGGTGATTGACGATGAAAGGCCAAGAGCTGCTCAGATTCCATGAAGGTGAACGGCTCACGGCCTATCGAGACTCTTTGGGTTTCTGGACGATCGGAGTCGGTCATCTGCTGCCCAGGCCGAAGAGTCCTGAATGGAACGGATACACCATTACGAAGGCGCACAGCGATGCCTTGTTCCAGAAGGACTGGGACAAGCATGTAGCCCTGGTGGCTCGATACGCACCATGGGCCATGGCTTTCGATGAGGTGAGGCGGTATGTCGTCATCGACATGACCTTCAACCTCGGCATCGAACCGTTCGATGGTGATGGCGTTAAAGACTGGCCGATTTTGGTTCGACAGTTGAAAGCCAACGACTGGGCAGCCGCTGCTTCCAACATGCGCTCAACCCTGTGGGCTCAACAAGTGAAGGGCCGTGCATTCCGCTTGGCCAGGATGATCGAGACCGGACAATGGCCTCGTGAACCTGGTGTTCCCACAATCAGTTGAGGACTAGGACATGAACGAATGGTGGCACGAGACAGTAATCAAGCTGCTCGAGAACATTCTGGTGATAGGTGCAGTCATGACAGCCGTAGGACTTGGCATCAAGCGAATCTACTCCGTCGCTCGTAGTGTGGAGAAGATCCTTGAGTTCACTGTAAGCGAAAAGACAGCTCGGGAAGAGGTGTCACAGGAACTCAAGAAGCAAATCGAACTACAGCGTCAGCACAATCATGCTCGAGACATGCAGATTGCCGAACTCATTGACACTGTGCGTGAAATCTCAAGAGAGACCCGACCAAACGGTGGGAGTTCAATGAAAGATGTCTTGAACCACACTGCCGAACGTGTCAATGAAATGGCGACTCGAGTGGCTGTTCTGGAGGAATGGAAGCGATCAGCTCCTTGTCCTCTTCACAAGCTCAAAAACGAATCCCAAGAGTAGCCATAGCTGTGTAGCCCTCATCTTGATAAGGCTCCGCTACCTGAATGCCGACACTGAACGGGCCGACCTTGCGTGAAACGTAGGGTCCAGCGCCTTCCGGGAAGTCCAGTGGTACGACCGCTCCAACCTCCCACTTTGTTTCTTTCGAAACAGTGTACGGTTCCAACGGAACATCGTATCCGCCGAGAATCTTGCCACCCTCAGCGGTCGCTACGACACGCTTACCGGTACCTGTGTCGACCAGACCAAAGTCGATCTTCACTTCCTCGCATTCGCATTCGGGCGGGCTTTCAGGTGTTGGCTCAGGCTTCACCACGATCTCTCCTGCACGCTCGAGCTTGCCGCCAACCTTCTTGGCAGCTTTCTGGAG